CATCGACCCGCAGGCAACTAACAGCGAAGAGAGTGACGAAACCGGTATTGTCGTGGCGAGCAGTTATGGACGCGGTAATGACCGGCTGTTCTCCGCTGATGCCGACTATTCGGGCAAGTACTCACCCAACGGCTGGGCGATGCGTGCCATTCGGGCTTATGAAGAGCACCGGGCTGAAGCCATCGTTATCGAAACCAATCAGGGCGGGGACATGGCGGAAGATACGCTGCGTAATGCGGGCTATCACGGTCGCATTATTCGTGTCCATGCCAGTAAGGGAAAATTTGCCCGTGCGGAACCTATCTCAGCACTGTATGAACAGGGCCGGGTGGCACACCGCGGCAATCTCTATCAGCTTGAGAACCAGTTGCTGGAATACGTACCCGCTACCGCGAAGAAATCACCTGACCGCCTCGATGCTCTGGTCTGGGCCATCACAGAGCTGTTCCAGCCGAAAGGCACTACGGTCCGTCCATTCACTGCATAACTGAATATCACCATGAACAACGACGTCCGGAAGCGATCGCCCAAAATTGAGTCGATGGCCGGATGCTGGCCGATGATCACCGCACTGCTGGGTGGTACGGCTGCCATGCGGCAGGCGGGTAAAATCTACCTGCCTAAATGGCCTAATGAAGAAGAGGCGTTCTATAAGAACAGGCTGGCAATGGCCACGCTGTTTCCGGCTTTTTCCCGTACGGTCGAGGTGCTGAGCGGTAAACCTTTTTCCCGGCCGGTCACATGGGATGAGAAAGAGGTCCCAGTACGGATTCTGGAGATGTTCGGAGATGTGGACCTGCAGGGCACCAATCTGCATTCATTCCTGGCCGACATCTTTGAAGAGGCCATGGCATACGGTCTCTGCGGCATTCTGGTCGAGCATCCCCCTGCAGACAAACAATTGTCCCTGGCCGAAGAGCGCCAGCGCGGGCTGCGGCCCTATTTCGTTAAGGTCAACGCCAACAGCCTGCTGGATTACGACTCCGAGCGTGTGAACGGACAGGAAACATTCACCATGCTGCGCTTTATCGAGACGGTAAGTGAGCGTGACCCACAGAATGAATTCGTTGTGAAAAACATCGAGCAGGTCAGGGTGCTGAATCCTGGCCGCTGGCGGATTTATCGCGAAAAGCTGAATGAAACGAGTGGGATGCTGGAGTGGCAGCTGCACGACGAAGGTACCACCAGCCTGAATAAAATTACCTTTGTTCCGGTATATGGCGACAAACGTGGGTTCATGAATGGCAGGGCTCCATTGGCCGAACTGGCCTGGATTAACGTCGAACACTGGCAGTCGCGCAGTGACCAGCAAACCATTCTACATGTTGCCCGCGTGCCGGTCCTGTTTGGCAAAAAGCTCGGTGATGGCCCCATCTCGGTGGGTGCCGCATCGGCAATCATGTCCGAAGAGGATGAGGCTGACCTGCGTTACGTGGAGCATAGCGGCAAAGCCATCGAAGCCGGGCGTACTGATATCATCGACCTTGAAGAGAAGATGCGCCAGATAGGGGCGGAGCTGCTGGTGATCAAACCCGGGCACCGTACCGTGGTGCAGACGCTGACAGATAACGAGGCGAGTACCAGTGCCCTGCAACGCATGGTGTGTGACCTCACTGATGCGGCCCGACTGGCACTGCAATATCTGGCGGAATGGATAGGGGAATCCGAAGGCGGGCACGTCACTATCTTTAACGACTTTGGCGCGACCACGCTGGCTGAAGCTTCAACTGACTTCCTGGTGGGCATGCATAAAACGCGAGCGCTGTCTGACGAAACGCTGTTTAACGAAATTCAACGCCGCGGCCTCATCAACAGTGAACTCCGCTGGGCAGATGAAAAGGCGCGTATCCGCGCCATGCCGCCGCCTCAGCCGGATAAGCCCATGACAGAATCGCCGGATTAACATCTTTCAGGCCTGTGTTTCCACTCAGGCTTTTTTTATTGCCAGCTGCTGCGGATGCAGCACGGCGCCACGAGCCGGATGGCTCTTACCGGTTGGATGACCCTATGAAACTGAAACTCGATGAGAACGGCCATGTGGTCGTAAGCGATGGCAAACCTGTGTACGTGCAGGATGACGGCAAAGAGGTGGCGTTTGATGCCCCCGGCACGCTGCAGACCATTTCACGGTTAAATGGTGAGGCGAAATCACACCGTGAGCGCGCGGAGAGCGTGGAGATGCAACTGAAGACTTTCGAAGGCATCGACAATCCGGCCGCGGCTCTTACTGCGATGGAAACTGTGAAGAACCTTGAAGACAAAACGCTGGTGGATGCCGGTGAAGTCGAAAAGGTCCGCTCGGAAGCCGTACGTGCACTGGAAGAGAAATATGCCCCGATCGTGAAAGAACGCGATGAACTGAATCAGAAGCTGACGACTGAGAAAATTGGCGGCAGTTTCGCCCGGTCAAAATTTATCGCCGAAAAGCTGAGTATTCCAGCAGATCTCGTGGAGGCCCGCTTTGGCAGCAACTTCCAGGTAGTTGGTGACGCCGTCACAGCGTTCGACCGTGAGGGTAACAAAATCTTCAGTGCGGTAAAACCCGGCGAAGCTGCCGGCTTCGACGAAGCACTCAGCATTCTCGTTGAGCACTACCCGTATAAAGATCAGATCCTCAAAGGCACCGGTGCATCAGGCGGCGGTTCCGGCGGAGGTAATGGTAATACGAATCCCAAAACGCTTACCCGTGAACAGTTTGAATCCCTCAGCCCTCAGGAGCAGAGCGAAAGAGCATGTGCGGGTGTGCAGATTACCGACTAACAGGATATCCCTGAATGGCTAATACTCTGACCCAACTTATTCCCGACCTTTATCAGTCGCTGGACATTGTGTCCCGCGAACTGTGCGGGTTTATTCCGTCCATCACGCTGGACGCTTCGGCTGAACGTGCCGCTCTTAACCAGCCGATCCGTATTCCGCTGACGCCTGCTTCACAGGCTGAAGATGTCAAACCCGGTCAGCTTCCTCCGGATGATGGTGATCAGGATATTGATAATGTGCCTCTGGCCATCACGAAATCCCGCATGGTGCCGTTCCGCTGGGAAGGCGAACAGCAGAAGGGCATCAAATCGGGCCCGGGCTATCACGGCATTCGCCGCGACCAGGTCACTCAGGCGATGCGTACCTTGGTCAATGAAATCGAAGTGGATTTAGGCCAGCTCTTCCGTCGCGGCTCTCGTGCCGCAGGTGAAGCCGGTAAAACCCCCTTCAAAGATACCCTCACTGATACGGCTCAGGTGCGTAAAATTCTCACCGACAACGGTGCGCCGCTGAGTGACCTGCAGTGCGTCATCGATACCACAGCTGGCGCGGCACTGCGCACCATGGCTCAGCTAACCAAAGCCAATGAAGCAGGCACAACGGCGTTGCGTGCACAGGGAACGCTGCTTGAGTTACATGGTTTTACCCTGCGCGAATCAGCGGGCGTGGCATCACCGAATGGTCAGGCGGGTGCTGTCTATAAGCTTGCCGGCGACGAGAAAATTGCTGTCGGAGCGCACTTCATTCCTTTTGTGGTCACATCTGCACAGGCTGCTGCTGGCGATGTGATTATCGCAGGTCACCAGAAGTACATTATTGCACGCGTAGAGCCAGATAAAGGGGTCCATATCTTTGCCCCTGGTCTGCGGGAAGACCTTCCCAAAGGTGCAGAGCTTAAAGTCATCAGTAAGTTTACCGCCAACTTCGCCTTCAGTCGCTCCGCGCTGGTGCTCGCCACGCGCGCACCAGCCTTGCCTGAAGAAGGTGATATGGCGGATGACCGCATCATGATCACTGACCCACGCACCAACATGTCCTTTGAAGTCTCCATGTACAAACAATACCGCCGTGTGCGCTACGAAATCGCCGCGGCATGGGGATGCCAGAACATTAAACCTGAACATACCGCAGTCCTACTGGGTTAATCCTCATTCACGTTTTAAATCAACTCCAGAGGTAGATATGCTGACACCGCAACAGCAGGCAGAGGCACGTCGCTATATGGGATATCTGCTGACAGGAGATACCACACCCGATGCTCGCTCCGATGCCGCCTACGCCCAGGTAACGTCCGGCCGTTATCAGACGCTGGCGCACCGTCTCAGCACTTTACGGCCTGAAGAAGAGGTAATTGTGGTCGGACACCTGAATTCGCTGGCCAGTCTGGAAAGGGGTATCCTCGCAGCCGCAGATAATCTCGATACAGATAAGGCGGCGGTCTGGAAGCGGAACCGGTCAGAAGTGGCCGATCGTACGCGACTCTACAACCAGTGGCGGCGTCAGCTTTGCGGACTGCTTGGTATCCCACCGGGACCGTCGCTGGGCAATGGCAAATCGACTTTGACCCGGTGCTGACATGGACGCACATCAGCTAACCGCGAAGGTAAATCACGGGAACAGTAAGGCCGCAAAACTTCTGGGCGGTACTGCCCGTCATTACCGCGCGGCATCACCGTTCAGTCCACTGGACGATCAGCCAGTACGTCACCTTTCTGCTTCATTTGCTGTCGATTACGGCTACATGCGTGCGGCACGTTTCGGACAGGCTACCCGTATTGGCATCTTTGACGCGACGGGGTTTAAGGCGGGCGATATTCTGGTCTCCACTGAGGGGACCTTTTATGTCGCAGCCATGCCGCTATTACAACCCATCCTTTGTGTTAGTGCTGATCGGCTCGTGAAGATCGGGCGTACCGCTCAGCCAGGCAATGATGCGGGGCTGCTGGATTACGGTGGAACCACCGCAGCCAATGAAAAGCTCATCATGTCCGGTTGGCCAGCCAGTATTCTGCTCAGCCGCGGCGGTGAACACAGCCCTATTAAACTACCCGGTGAGATGCGCAGCGCGTGGCAAAACATTCTGATGCCCGCGTTCAGTGGCGTGACTCTCCATACCGGGGATTTCGTGACGGATGATAATGGGCATCGCTATGTGATCAGTAGCACGGAGCTAACGGATATGGGCTGGCGACTGATTGCACTCCAAGTGACGGTGTAACATGGCCAGTAGCGACGATGTAGCCCGATTCCTGGCCAGGCGAATTGCCGATATTATCTACCCCGGCGGTAGTCAGTTGCCTGGCATTGTTGATGTCACAGTAAAAATCTTTCCGGGCTGGCCGGTGCCAGGCACACTTCAGCAGGATATCAATAAAGGCTGCGTGCAGATCTCCGTCTGGCCGTTGCCGACAGAGCGTAAAATCAACACTGCGCTTGGGAGGCCGTGCCGTGTCATGGCGAAAGGTCAACCCACGCTGCAGTTCACGGTGAATGGCAGCTTTATCAGTGTTGACGGTATTGCCTCCACACCTGCTAACGTGCGGATCAGCCTCGATGGAAAACAATATTTCTTTCATTTCCAGACGGGAGCTACGCCTGAACAGGTCATTGATAAACTCTCTTTAGAATTGCCGAAGGCATTCACGGTGTTAAACAAGCTGTGTGTACTGATGGTGGAGCAAATCAGTGTTTTCGTAACGAGCGCAGGAACAGCAGTAAGAGAGCTGCGCAGGCAGTTAAAAGACTTTCAGGTAACCGTCTGGGCACCCACGCCTGGGCTCAGAGACCGCATCGGCACTGCGATTGATACAGCTCTGTCGGAACAGTGTCATATTGACCTAAACGATGGCGCGCCCGCGCAGCTGCTTTATGTCCGGCAGTTCGATTCAGACAGGTCAGAGAACTGGCATGTCTACCGACGTGACCTGGTATTCAGCGTGAATTACGCCACAACGCAGATCATCACTGCACCCGGAGTGATAAATACAGTTGTCACCCTGAACGGGCAGCAGCAGAACACGCGGTAATCCTTTTTTCAGCATCATTTTACTCATCCGGAGTCTCTCCTATGCCGATTTATTCTGCCGGCGACCTCAACACATCTGCACTCACAGCACCAGACCTATACGTTCAGGTGATCCCACCCCGCGCCCGGTACATTAATGGTGTGCCTACAGATGGATTGGGGCTGGTGGGGGTAGCTGACTGGGGGCCGGTTAACAGCGCCTTCCGTATTAACTCAGATAGCGACATGGCTTTTTATCTGGGTTCGCCAAAATACCAAAAGTACGATCTGGCTACGGCTGCTGCTATTTCTCTCCAGCTGGGTGCATCCAACCTTAACTGCGTACGTGTGACAAACGGTCGGGATCAGGCAGCGACCGGAAGAGCAGACAAAATGGCGGGTAAGCCGACCCTGCTACTGACGGCACTCTATACCGGATCACGGGGAAATCAGATTATCGCGGGTATAAGCAACGGAACGGCGGTAAATACAAAAAAATTGACCATCAGTCTGCCGGGCCTGAGTGCTGAGGTTTTCGATAATATACAGGGTAAAGACGATGCGCTATGGAAGGCAATGGCTCATGCGGTAAACCACGGTCAGATGAATATCCGGGGACCAAGTCAGCTCGTAAGAGCCTCTCTGGAGACAGCTAAACAGGTAGCTGAGCCCGTAACAGACAATCAGGGCACTGACAACAAATCAAAGACCGATAAAGATACCGATGACAGGATGACATTTCTTTTTAAAGGCGGGACCGATGGCATTGAATCAACCATCAACAGCAGCGAAAACAAAGAAACGTCAGATGCTGTCACAGATGACACGCTGATTGGCAAAGACAGTACTGACTCCCAGCGTAGTGGGATGTATGCCTTAAGAGGTACTGACTCGCAGGTTATTAATCTGATAGATGTGACTACATCTGCATGCTGGCCAGCCATGGTGGCATTTGCCCGTACGGAAGGGGCATACGTCATTGCTCAGGGCCAGGCCTCAACAGGCTATAAATCCGTGTCTAAAGCGCTTAACAGCTCAGGCGTGGACGACTGGCATCTCAAACTGATTGTGGGTGACTGGCCATACTGGAAGGACACTGCAAACGGTATCAACCGCATGATTGCGCCCGCCACGTTTGAAGCAGCGAATATCGCTGCCCGATCACCCCATATCTCCACGCTGAACAAGCGCATCCCCGGCATTATTGCCACTGAGCGACAGATGGCGGGGCGCCCTTACTCCGTACCGGAAATCGGTGCGATCAACTCAGCACGCCTCGATGTCATCACGAACCCCTGCCCGGGTGGCAGTTACTTTGGCGTGCGTACCGGGCGCAATACGTCATCGAATCCGACCCAGAACGATGACACCTACACCCGCATGACCAATTTCCTTTCCCTGACCATAGCGAAAAGTTTTGGTGATGTTATGGGGCAGAACCATACACCTGATTTACGGCGAGAGACGAAAAGCACGCTCGAATCGTTCCTGTCGAATCTTGAGACGCTGAAGATGATTGGCGATCCGAATGGCGGGCCGGCTTTTATGGTGCGCCTTGATGCGGGCAACAACCCGGACGCCCGTGTCGCACTGGGCTATATGACTGCTGATGTGCAGGTGAAATACCTCAATGTGGTGCGCTACTTCCTTGTGAACCTTGAAGGAGGCGGCAGCGTGTCCATCTCCGTTTCGGACAGCCTGTCGCGCTGAATTGTGCCTCATTATTCATCCCGGAGATAAACCATGCCAACCCTTGGCTACACCGTCGGGCGTGATATTGCCGTCGATATCAATACGCCCACGGGGAAACTGCGCATTCCCAAAATCATGAGCTTTGACTCAAAGCCGCAGGTCTCGACCCACAAAATCACGCCGCTCAATGGCATTACTGACGAGCTGCAGATCCCCGTCGGCTGGAACGGGACTATCGCTGCAGAGCGAATGGATGCCACGCTCGATGATTTCTGGGCGAAATGGGAAGACAACTATTACAACGGCATCGATCAGCCCCGCGGCACCATCACCGAAACCATTACCGAAGCCAACGGCACTGTCAGTGTGTACCGGTACGAGGGCGTATCGTTTCACCTGACTGATGCCGGCAACAAGCAGGGTGAAAAGACCGTGAACCAGACCCTGTCATGGACGGCGAACCGCCGTAAAAAAGTAAACTGAGGAGTAATCAATGGTGCAGGTCAGAGTGCATGAAACGCCGCCCACAGTAGCGGAATCGCCGGTGAGATCAGACCAGGTCCGGGATGCCAGTGGGCGCGTTATCACCCTGCGTGAGCTGGATCCGGTTCAGGAATCCCGGCTGACGGTTGCGGTGGGCCCGGAAATGGCCATCAATGTGATGTACATGAACATGTATGCTTTCCCGGCTGCCGCCGTAGCTGACATTGACGGTGAGGAATACCCGTTACCGCAGAATCCGAAGCAGATTGAAAGCATGCTTGCCATCCTGGGCAAGAACGGGCTTAAAGCGGTGAGTGCCTTCCTTCGTGCAAGGTCTAAAGACGACGAAGATGAGGCCACGGAGACCGCCGCAAAAAACTAGCGCAGAACCCCGGGTTTATAAACCAGTGCTGGCTGATGAAAGCCGGGGTTCCGTTCAGCGTGATTTTCCCCAACCTTACAGCACTGATGCCCCATGAGCGTATTGCCATGGGTGTGGTCATCGGCGAGCTTGAGGGCGGTACTTACAACTGGCACACACGAAGGTGGGAGGAGAGTAAATGATGGACCTTGAACAGTTTGCACGAGAGATGTCATCTGCATCAGACAGTATCGCCACCGGACTGGAGGCAGGTTTCCGCGTCATCGTTAAAGAGATTGAGGAAACCGCGAAGGAAGAAATCGGCGTGTACCAGCCCGCTTACGGGCCCTTTGAGCCTTGGGCACCGCTGGCCGAATCTACTAAAGCCGACCGTGTACGTCAGGGTTACTCCGAAGACGAGCCGCTGCTGCGCTCAGGCGAGCTCAGAGATTCCATCCAAAGTGAAGTAGTGGGTCTGGCAGCCATCGTTGGGACCAAGAGTGAAATCGGGCTCTGGCAGGAGGTCGGCACTGAACACATACCGCCACGGCCATTTATTGGTCCTGCTTACGTGAGGAAAATCGACCCACTGTTGGAGGCTATCGAATTGGCGATTTTACTCGGGATTAAGGTTTACTGATTGAAATCAAGTGAGTTAGCCAGCAACCAGCGTTTAATCTTACAATAGTGTTTATAAAATTAGTTCATAACAGTCGTACATGCCTTGATTAATTTTATTTTATTTTTCAGATAATTAAGGGTCATGCAAGACTAATATCATCTCTCAACTTGCCTAAAAGTTGATGCTGTGTTTTTATACAGTCATGTTACTGATCATAATTACAGCTAACCAGCCGACAGTTAAACATTTATGATTAATTAATTTTAAGATTAGTCTAATACAAACGGGGTCAGAATGGCTGGTGAAAGTAAACAAAAAGCAGTGCATTACAAAAGGGCTGTCATAAAAAACTCATGCTCATCATTGCAAACGATACTTGAAGATGCTGTAGGTGTTGGTGGTGCTTTTGAGAAGGTAGACCACAGGCAAGAATATCTAGTCCCAGGAGACGACACAGGCGGAGCTAGATTCATTAACAAAAGCACCAACTTTAAGACCTTATTTTTTGGCCAATTGATCTCCTTCGAAAAAGGTCGTAGCCAGGCATTACTTACGATGAACGGGAACGTGTCGTTTTATAACATAAAGTCTATAACTTCTAGTCAGATAGCTATTTCAAGTGATAAAGACGAAGAAGGGGATGAGCAGGTTGATGGTGCAAAAAGAGAGTTTGTGGACTCCTTTCTTTATTTTGGAGTTTATGGAAATCATCTAGTAATGATGCAGTCTAGCGCTTTGCGATCTAAAGATCTTGAAACTCATCTTAACTGGCTGCTTAAAAGCGCAGGTGTTCTTGACTCTTCGGCTGAGATAATTCTGCAGGACAAACCAACAGAAGAAGCATTCCGTCAATTACAAAATGCCCCGGTCAAAAGTATAAAAATAGGCGCTCCGGTTAAAGGGAGTGCTGTAGAGAATGCTTCAAGTGAAACTTCTTTGATGGAAGTTAGTCAAGTTAGAAAAATAAAGTTTATGCCTGAGGGTAAAGGTGGGGATGTCATCGCCGCAGCAGTAGGTGAAAACTGGGTTGAAAAATTAGATCTAAAAGAAGCGTTGGATGAAGCGAATTTGCAAGTTCAAATAGAAATAACCTATCTCAGGAAAACCACCAAGAGAGGTCAGCAAGTTATTGATTCTATTGCTACTTCATTGCGACACATGGATGACGAAGATTTTCAGATCGAACTTAAAGGAGGAGGAGTATTAGTCGGCAAAGACCTACGGCTTTCTGGAAATTTAAGTGTAAAGTATCATAATGGTTTAGTGGATGAAGATGACCTTTATTTAAAAATGCATAAGTGGTTAAATTCAAAAATAAGTTTAGGTGATATTGATGAAGTTACGTGATTGAAGGTGGTTTGAAATGTTAAAATATTTTATAGGATATGCATCTGCGTTTGCTGTAGGTGCTTTGCTATTTTATTTTTTGACATTTCTATTGGGTAGTAATATTGCAATCCCCCTTGGTATGCTTGGTCTTTTACTCCTTCCTGTGACCGTTTGTTCGCAAGTTATCTACAAAACCAATGAGTTAAAAGAAAGTGCATCCCTTAATGTTTCCGAGCAGAGAAGGCTCGACTATTATATATCAAAGAAAATATTTCGATGTTACTGCTGGCTGGTTTTTTACATTATAACTGCTTTGCTTTTGATCGTTGTTTATTATCTGGGTGAGGCAAAATATGTCTTCATTAAAGAGGTTGTTGTAGTCGTGGGTGGTTTATTTGGGGTTTCGTTATCATCCATACTTCATTTGCACATAAAGTACATTGAGATCTCTGACTTTAAAGCTTATTTGATTCAAAGAGAAAATAAATTTAAAAGGCAAAAAGAACTATTAAAAGGTTTAAGAGATAAGGATTAGTGTGTTGCAACAATTAAGTGATCAAATAGCCCGCTTGGCGGGTTTTTTATGCCTCTAAAATGAGGCCTTAATGGATGTTCAGGCTTACCCGCATAGCCGTGCGGCTGGCGCTCGATGACCAGATTACGTGCTGCAACCTGCTGCAGGTAAGCCGCGATGCGATTGAGCTAAATAAGAAGTTCGGTTCCATCACCAGGAACACTAAAGCAATGACCTGTGCGGCCCGTGAGACGACATCCGCGTGCGGGCGCTCAATCGGTCCCTTAATATTGCCATAACCTGATAGATGATCAGTGCTTATCGATAAGGCGCGTTCGGCCACTTCTTGTAAGCGAAGACGTAGAGCATGACAAAATGTATGCCCGGGCAGGAAAGCAGTAGCGCCATCTTCCATCCGAAGCCAGCTTTCTGGGCCATGCGAAAGCATGGGATAAACATCAAAAACCAGATGATCGACGACAGGACTGCGAGAGGGTTTGGTTGTTCCATTGAGCGTTCTCCTTGACTTGCATACCTTTAGTATCGGCACTCAGCCTTAATTATTCAGTGTGAATGAGCACTGTTTATGGCTTCTCTAGCAAATCAATCTGCACAAGTAGACGTTTATGTGTCTCGATCGCATCCCATATCTGGTCTTGAGTGTCACCGTCCCAATCCGGGCAAGCTGCTAGTTCAGAGCGAAATTGCTTCAGCCTGATGTGGATAGCCGCAACTTCGTCTCGATTGCATTTTGTAGCGATAAAGTTGAGTTGAGCGTCAGTAGTTCGCTGATAAAGCGACTGAACATCTCGGGATTTTTCAAATAACCGGGAGAGCTTATCCATAGCCTGAGGCTCCTTTAACTGGCACCAAGCCAATTATCGACAGTTTAACGTTAAAGTTCAGTATCCCTTTTGTATGTTGCGCTCCGCAAACAGACTCGCCGCGGCGGGTTTTTTATGCCCGTAAACCGAGGTTCTCATGGATGTTCAGGCTTACCGCGTAGCCGTGCGGCTGGCGCTGGATGACCAGATTACGCGCAATCTGATGCAGGTCAGCCGTGATGCGATCGAACTCAACAAGAAGTTCGTCACCATCACCAGGAACATTAAAGCACTGACCAGCGCCGCCAGAGAGGCGACATCCTCGCTGCGGGCCCTCAATCGCTCCCTGAATAATGAGTTCTCCGGTGCGTCACGCGGCGCCCGCGAGTACGCCGGTGCCATCCGAGAGATTGCTGACCAGGCACAGCGGATGAACCGTGCCTCACGTAATTTCCCTCCTCTGATGGGCAACTACGGTGCAGCAATGACGCTGCCCGTTCTGGCCGCTGGTGCCGCGGCTGCTGGTGGAAGCGGTGGATATGGGAACAATGGCGGAGGACCTGCGCTGCCTCCTCCTTCAGGAAACAGTCGCTGGTGGCATGGCTGGCATAACGGCGTGCCGCCAGGCGGCTGGGGTGGCGGCGGTTCGGGTAACGGTGGCGGTCGTGGTCGCCCTGCCGGTCATGGCGCCTATTCGGACGGTATGACCAATATGGCCACCGGCTACCTTGGATTCAAAATGCTAAGTGGCTTCGTGGATGAGGCTGCGCGCTACCAGACCATGACCGAAAAGTTCAGACAGTTCGGCATGAGTCAGGCGGCAACAGAGGAGGCACTGCGTTTCGCCGAAATCACGCGGGTCAGTGGCTCATCGGCTACTGACATGCTGAAGTATCTGGTGGAGGCGCAGGGCGTCTTCAGCGAATCCGGCATGAAGTCTGTGGATGAGCAGCTCCGTGCGGCGAAACTGGCTGCGCCTGTGCTTGCGCGTATCACCTTTGCCTCACGCGGACTGGATGAGCATCAGCGCGAGGCCACGTTTGCTAAGCAAATGGACATGCTGCGTTTCACTGAAACCGCGGGCGGCCTGAAAAGCCCTGAGCGCTTTAATCAACTGATGGATGCTGCGTTCCGCGCTATTCAATCCTCAGGTGGCAATGTCGATTTTACCCAGTACCGTCAGTTCATGGCCAAAGCCGGCACTGCTGCATTTGGTTTGAGTAATAAAGCCCTGTTTGCCGAGCTTGAACCCATTATTGGCGAGCTGAAGGGCGGTGCAGCCGGTGAAGCGCTGATGACCGCTTACAACCGGTTAAACGGCATTATCAAATTGCCGAATCAGGTCACGCATGACCTGATGAAAATGGGCGTATGGGATGCCAGCAAAATTGAGCTTAACAGTCTGGGTGGGGTGAAGCGCTTCCGTGGCAATCCGCTTATCAATGCGCAGCTCTTCAGCCAGTCACCGGTGGATTACTACGAGAAGATGATCCTGCCCATCTACCGGCAGAACCATTACACGGACGAACAGAAACAGCGCGAGAACGCCCTGATATTTGGACGTACCGGCGGCAAGATGTTTAACCTCATCGACAAGCAGCTGGAGACAATTCACCACCGCATTGACGCCTATGGTATCGCGCGGGGACTGGAAGATGCCTATGGTGCTGTGGGAAGCACCTATAACGGTAAAAAAATCAACTTCCAGAAAAAGTGGCTCAACCTGCAGCTGGTGATGGGCAAAGACGGCGGCCTGCTGGATACGTTCACCAAAGGTCTGGATGGACTAACGCATTCCCTGGAACGGATGACTGAAATAGCACATAAACATCCCGAAATGGCGAAGTTTGCAGGAAATACTGCACTGGCCATTACCAGCCTTGCGGCTGCCAGTGGAGGCATCTGGGTCCTCAAACACGCAGCCGGCGCTTTGCTGTCACCCCTCAAGCTGGCGGGCTGGGGCATTGATGTGCTTATCGGCAAAAGCGCCACCACGGGGTTGACCGGGCTGGCTGCTGCACTGACCGGGCTCCCGGCCATCATTGCCGCAGCGACACTTGCCGCGCTTCATCCAGCCAGCACCGTTTCGCAGAGTCAGGAAATGAAAGAGCGCGAGAGATTAGCCCGCCAGAATGCGAAAAATAATGGCGTAACTTACAAGCCCTGGGTGCCTTCACAGGCAGACTTTGATAGCCAGAAAGTGCGGGAGCAGGCTTACCGGAAAACCGGCAGTTATCCGCCCATACCGCCGGTAACGGGTAACCGAACGGAACAGTCAGTCAATCTCCTGATGACCCATGAAGGCCGGCAGGTACTGGTAGCGACGGTCATAAACGGCATAAGTCAGCAAGCCGTCAGGGCGCCATCATCCTCCAGCGCGTTCGACTCATCCATGCTGATGATTCATCCCGGCCAG